CCATAAAGAATAGACAGGAGCCTTTAGATTCGAGTAGAGAATCAACTTATCGATATTACTATAATTTTTCATGCCACCGAAAAGGTTTAGTGAGCCAAACCAATCATTGCCATGATAGACATAGACTCTATCAACTTGTGGCGGATCAGAATGAATGTTACCAGTAGCATCTATCCATACCGTATCCTGATGAATGTTACCAGTACGATCGAGATGGACGTTACCTAAACTACTCAACTGTTCAGCATAGATGGCAGCCTGAGCGGCCCGATGCGAGTGAATGTTGGAAGAAACAGGAGTGAATGGGGATGTGAGTAATATGTTCATATTATCCCTTATATATCAAGTTGCCTATATTGTACATCATTTTTTTGCCAATCGCGGTAACTATTTACGCGATCATAGATTGTAGGATCATTCAATACTGGTTGTTTACCGACATTCCAAAATAAGATGTTCCTACCAGTATTTTTTGGAATGTATTTCCATACTTTTCCATCATAAGTATCAATCGATGGAAACGGTGGAAGATTCTCTGCCTTCTCGCTTTGTTGAAATGGCATCGGTTCAGAGATGACATCAGCACGGCCAAGTTCACCAGCTTTCAGATTACGAGACACTGCAACTGAGTGGAATTTGGCATTTGGCCACGCGATCTGCATTGCACGTGAGAGTACACCTGTTGAGATGGCGACATAGACTTCATCAGGCGCTTCGATCTTTGATGCAGCCTTCACAATACCAGCGGTGACGAGTTCATGCTTTAAACCAAGAGGAACGAAGAAGGCATCTTCTTGAGAATCTGCCCAATCTTTGGCGATCTTGTTTAGATTTGGCATTGCAGCAATACGATGAAACTCGACATCTGCTCCTTGTTCAATACAGCATGCCTGATGATGAGAGATTGTTTGTGAAGAAGGCATGAACAACTTTACTTTCTTATTATGACGCTTGGCCACATCAAGAAGAGAAACACCTGCAAGACCAGTGCGAGGTTGAACATATACAATAGTCGATTGATTCATTCTTGAAATAAGACAATCACCACCACGAACTTTCGTTCCAGTGATGAGATCGTCTCGTACACATCGTACACCGTCATGAATTGTGACGACTGGATCTGGATAAGGATCGGTCCATGATTCGGCAAGACTCAGATAATATTCTCTGGCTTTTTCCCAACCGTAAATGCCTACGTCTTTGTTCACGCCATCGGTGACATGTTTATTATGTGCCATTCGTCAGCCTATCATATCTATTCGTCTTGAGAGACCATTCGATGGGATATACCCAATCATATGGGATTTGCATCGTCTGCGACTTCACGCCAAGCTTGACTGCCATATATTTATAATGCATACAAAGCTTGTCTTCGAGGTTCAGATAGTTATGCGTATGAATGGGATTTGATAGATGTGCCTTCAGATAATCCATATGCTCGACTTGCATCTTCGCCGCATCATTCAAAGCAACATACTCACCGAACTCGTTAATATCATACTTACTCTTACTCATCAGATTCGGACAATCAAAAACTTGGCTGAGTCCGTCGAAATAACCTGTACCGCCATGAAGGAAAGAATCAGGATCCACCCAATCGGGATGACTCATAGCCACGTGACGAGCTGCGTTCTTACAAGGATACATGGCATTACGAAAACCAAATTCCTCGACGAAGATCGTGTTCAACTTCTTAGCAAACTCCATCATCGTATAAGGTCGATTGCGTTTCTCAAACAAGCTTTCAGCATGCTTCTCTGCAAATGCCGTAGGAACTTCACACAGCCAATCTTTTACACTCGTATCTTTTGGATAATAGATTTGAAAAAGATCTGAGCGAGCATGACGTTCAGATATAAAACGAGTACGCATAGCTTCCGGACCTCCAGATTGCCATGCTTTAAAAGTTTTCCAGTGTTCATTGCTAAAAGAGAAGATAAGGCATGCTTCGAGTACAGTCTTAAAATCTTCGACTTCCTTGATCTCATCAACGAAAGGACATTCATGCCAATGCATGCGATGACTGAACTGTTGATAGTTGTCACGAAGAAGAGAGTCTCGACGCAAATCATATTCACGACAAAACTCAAAGAACTTTTCAGTCCTCTCCTCTTGAGTCCAGTCTTTCATCCATGATTGCTTCGGCTTTCCTTTGTCGTCATACTCGACTTCGGCAATATTCGGATATTCAATATCAAATTCATGCTCACCGAGCAGTTGTGTTAACATGTTCATTTACTTTTGCCTTATAGTCTTGTACACTCATGCCAACTTGCTTGAGAACAGTATCATCGGATGGATGGTTTGTCATACCATTGAAAGTTCTCACGAGGCCTAGATCCAGCATTGCCTTTTGTCGACCATACGGGTGATCTTTAATTTTGCATGACGACCACAGTGAGTCAAAATCGAGATGATTGTAAGCTCCACCCGGTTTCACATAGTTCTCGACCCATCGGATAAAGTCGCAGCATACATCTTCTGCATTGTAAGGGAACGCGCCTGTATCTGCATAAATCTTTTCCATTACCTTGTCGAGGAACTTTTCTTTTTGCAACTTATCTGTATTGTTAGCAAGATATGAGATACATTCTACCGCATTCGTACCATAATAGAATGGGCTTTCAAGATTGACATACTGCGGAAACCAATCGGCAATGTCTGCTACGAATGCAGCATATTGGAATCGATAAACACGAAGTCCATTCTTAGTATTCCAGTCAAACATCCATTCTCCGATTTCGCGAAGATCTTTCTTGGAGTTATTGCCTTCGAGCCACTCTGCCATTTCTCGGCAAAGACGAGGTGCATACTCAGAAAGATAATAGTCTCCACCTCTCTTGTAACCAGGTTTCGGCTTTGGAAAGGAAGGAAACTGATAACCTACCGACGTGTAGAATGGATATGGATAAACGTTGATGAATCGCGTCATCTCTTCAATAGTATTAAACTTGTAGAGATGTGGAAGAACGGTGTTCGAATAGCCCGAAGGTTTTACAGAGTAGTTGATACCAGAACCAGTCACACGATGGAGAAGGAACACATACAACCATTCGGCAAGTTGAAAGTCAGAGTGCTTACCAGTCCAGTCGGTGGCAATCGTCTTCCTTTGGTATGTATGATGGCCTTTTTCCATCTTGTCCCAGTATGGATGTTCCGGAGTCCATCCATAGAAAACGTCATTGACAATCTGTGAGAATCCCGCATACTTACGTTCGACGACGTCATAGAGCTCTACGTTCTCGAGGAGGTCGTCGTTCATATTCGATTCGAGGTATGGCACAGAACCAAGATTACACTTGGCTTGCTGATCTTTTGCTAGATAGAAATATCGGATATACTCGTCATAATATTCAGTGAGTTCCACGCAGATAATCTTTCATATTTTCAAGAGTCATCGTTACGTTATGAAAGTCGTTCCACTTTCTATTACGCATTGAAGGATGACCGATCTTGAGGTGATCTATGCCAAGCTTGTCGAGTACCTTCGAAGGAAAGTTGCCGAGAGCAATCACCTTCTTATCTCTAAACTTGCTTAGCTTAGTATTTATATCCTCAAGATTGACGTTCGCCATCTTCGGCTCTGCGTCGACAATATCAGGAATCACGTTGTAGAAGTCGTATGCATATTGACCTACGATGTTCATCCAGTTCTTGAGACGCCAATACGTATCTGATCTCGAACGGACATCGTTACTCGAAGGGCATAAACCAACGACCACGACATCATCACTGATCTCGTGGCCACTCTGAGTTGAATAATATAAAACGTCTTTCATTACTTTACCTTATCAAAATGTCTTTCGTACACATGAAGACTACCAACATGCCAAATAATTTTTGGTTCTTTTGTTAATCCTAAGTCTGCTGTCAAAGTATCAGCAACATGCTTTTGCCATGCATAGTCGTTACGATAACCGAAGACAACATCATTCGAACGCATCTGAACGATTGCAACAAGCTGCTCATTACGAATCATATACTGTACAGTATTAGTACACATGAAGTCGCTCATACCATCACGCTTGTAATCTTCCCACATAGTAGGTCGAGTGTAGATCATGACTGCGCGACGACTATTTGGCAAATGTAATAATTGATTGAAGACACGCATATATTGCAAACCGTTATCTTTATGATAGATAGCCCAACCATAATTGGAATTGATCTTGCCACCACGATCAGCAACTTTCTGCCAGATAGCAGGAGTAACACCAGGAATATCATCGACATACAATGACATTGACTCGTACCATTCAAGCTCACGTTGAATGTAATCATCATTTACATCACCGAAAATGGTTGGTTCATCTGCTTCGAATGTAGCACCGATCATCTCGATGGTTTTGACACCAGTCTTATCAGTGACAAAGTTACTGTCCATCAATTCATCAATGAAGTGATTACGAATATCTTCAACCTTCAGCAAGATTACCTCCAACGCCCGCGCCAACTATCTTGACAGGACGATTGAGGAAGTCACGATCTGGTGATTGACCGTCCATCTTACCACGAGAATAAGCAACGACGAACGACGCATAGTTAATCAGATCCATTGCAGAGTCTACAATGGATTCGAAGTTAGGCGTATATGTAGGATCTTTTTCCATCGCTTCGATGACAGATTGCATACGCAGAGTCTTGGCATAGATGAGATCGGTGATGGTAGCTACACCACGAGGATAGTAGTCAGCTTGGCGAATGCGTGATGCTTCGTTCTGATAGTCTTTCGACTTCTTTAGCTGGATCTCAGCACATTCTTGGAGGACTTTAATTGATTCACGTTCTTTAGACATATTTAGGCACCTTATAAAATTTGCCATCGAATTTGGAAGGCATTAATGAATCTACTACATATTGCGAATTAAGTACATTGATTAATTCGAATGTCACTACATCATTTTCTTGGAGTGGTCGATCTTCAGGCCGATACATCCGATAAAAACAATAATGAGTCAAGCGTCCAGCTTTAATGCCAGCTTCTACCCATGGGTGTGTATTCATCTTTTGTTCAGAAACGTTATAGTATAGGTTCTCATCGATGCATTTGAAATCGATGTAAGCATCGTCGACGCGAACGTCATAAACGCATGCTCCGCTTTTTTCACAGTGCTCAGGCAGCGGACCAAGAACGATGTTTTTCTTGATGAGCCATTCTTCGAGCATCAGACAGTCGACGTCTTTGGTAAACTTGAAGTCGTTTCGAGTGCCTTGATTGAGGCGTGACTTCATAGTTTCACGGAGTTCGAGGAATTCTTTGTCGATTACCAAGCCAGGCTCGGTTGTTGCAAAGATGGTTTTGAGTTTTTCTAATAGTTCAGTCATAATTTTAATCTACCACATCTTTCATAATATGTACACATTTAATTTAAATACTTTTGTAATGTTTGTCCCACGCGGAGTTTGCTACATTCAAACCCGCTTTGGCTTGATCAAGATTCCACATAGTCTGACTAATAGAAAACGGTGAGTTTGCATTTTCAATGTCACGAATGAGTTTATTCACACTAGCACGCTTTCTCATAGCTGGTATACTGCTATTAGTCATCGGAGGTACAGGGATTTCACGAAGAATTGCTATAGCAAAGTCACGGGCCTTAAAAAGAGGTAAACTCAAAAGAGAGCGAAGGATGTCATACTTATCCATTAGAGTGCCTTTCCGTCAAGGATGAGCTCGTGAGTTTTGTAATGGCGGCAAAGAATGCCGTCATACATCATCATTCCAAAAGGAGTATGACCATATGCGTTGTAAGGTCCAACGAGACGGGCGAAGTAGGCATCTACATCGTAATACTTGATCAGCGCGGCTTGAAACTTGGCTTTGGTAATTGGGCCACGCTTAAAGCGGGCGACAAACTTACGTTCGCCGGCGGCGGTATTGTAATGGAGGTATCCGCCATGGTATTCAAAATTGCTCTTCACAAACTTAGTCATTATCATTTCCTTCTTGATTATAGGTCCACTATACCAAGAATTGGATTAATTGTACATGTTTATTTTCGAAAAAAACCTTGCATATTGAAAACAATGTTAACTCTGGCATGACAGTCGTCTTGTAAGGTACCACTATGCATCTTAGATCCTTCAAATAGTAAGAATCGATTGGCTACACATTCAACCTCGGTATCTTCTACCACAGTAGGCCCATTGTTATCGTTGATATAGTATATGCCTGTGTAATGGGGTTCGTCAAAATCAATATGCATAGCCGTACGCTTACGTACACCTTGATTGGTAGTAAGCGTACAGTTAATTCTTATAATTTTATTAATGACAAAACCGAGTTTATCATCCATGAAATAAAGTATCGGTTTAATATCTTTAAAGTGAGGTGATGTATAATTCTCGGCTATCACACTATGCACAAAATAGAATTCATCGTGCTGATCTTTATATGTAGCACCTGGACAATAGTTCCATTCGATGTTATCTCCTAATATTAAGGATTTAAGATCTTGATACAAAGAGTCAGGTAAAAAATTGTCAATAATCCACATTACTTAAGCTTTGCTAGCAATCCATGATTATTAGTATGGGATGGAGCCTTCCAACCAGCAGGTTTGATCAGATCTGGAAGACCGAGAGGATTCGGTCGTTCTGGCTTTACTCCGACTTGTTTTTGAAGGTTGGCGCGTAGAACACGATTCCATGCCTCATACGAATCAATACCCATCGAATCCAATGTACCGATGGCCACCACGCAAAGGTCGATTAGACCATCGACGATTTCTTCTGCGTCATTGGCGTTCACCGCATTCTTTGTTTCAGTCAGTTCTTCGTCGAGGAACGACATGCGAAACCGAAGAAACTGCTTCAGCTTCTCGGCATCAAAATCTTGAATCTTCTCATTGACACCGTAATACCGATGCATACCAGAAATATCTCTTACCCAATCTTCACTCATGCTTTTAACCAATCCATCATTTGTTGTACTTCTAAAGATAACTCATTTTTCGGTTTAAGTACACCGTTTTTTCGGTTTATTTTCGCCGCTAGCTTTTTTGCTTGTTCCATATGATATGTATTCGCTCGCTTGGTATGCTGAATTCCATTTAAGTGATCGAGCTCATGCTGGAATACACGAGCAGTAATACCGTCAAACTTCTTCGTCTCAGTCGTGCCATCAGGATGTGTGAAGCGAACCTTAATAAACTTCGGGCGCTTGATCTTGACGAAAAGATTCGGATATGACAAGCAGCCTTCTTCAAGGACGACCGTCTCAGAAGATACGTCGACAATCTTCGGATTGATCACACCGATGACATTCTCTGATCGCATCACAAACATACGAGTACGTATACCAATCTGATTGGCCGAAAGTCCCATGCCTTCAGCATCGATCATCGTCTCAGCAAGATCGTTGTAGAGTTCTACAGCATTGACTATAGGATTATCGAAATCAAACTTCGGCATCTCTTCTTTCAAGATCGGATCCGTATGCATTAAGATGTCTTTGATCATTTGATAATCCTGCTATAATCTAGTTTTGTCATTCTATTAATTGCTGTATGATACTTTTTCAGAAGTATGAGTTCATCTTTCGAAAAGTATTGACACCAATACTGTTTGCCATCTTTCTCTTCAATCCACTGGTTCATGCTGCAATCCTACTGAAATTTTTATGCTTCTCAAACTTAATCACCGAATGGAACTTATCATAGAGCTGATCGCCCTTATGTGAGATCACAAAAGTGTTCGTATCTTGTGTCAAGCCTTCGAGGATCTTCATGAATTCTTCTGTTCCCCCGACGTCGAGCGACGAGTCGAAGACTTCATCCATGAGGAGAAGGTTGGTCGAAGCAGAATTGCGCAGCTTAGCAATAGCCCTCCAGGTAAACATAAGGCTAAGATCAATGCGCATCTTTTCTCCTTCTGAGAAAGAGGCATAGCTGAAATCGTCTCTGTGACGCGACTTAATAGTTTCATTAAAGTTTTCGTCCAATTCGAACTGGACAAAAAAGTCCATGGCTGCGAGATACTTATTGATCAATTTATTCATGACAGGAACGTATTGCTTAATGATCTTCGTCTTGATACCTGTATCTTTGAGCAAAACACCTGCTACTTCCAGAACCGAACGATGATGTGTAAGTTCTTCTTTGCGAGCTTTGGTATTCTTTAACTCAGTCTTGAAAACATCGACATCATCAGTGCTCGTATCAATCGCAAGCGTATTATTACGAATCGATTCGATCTCTGCGTTGAGAGTCTTGATTGAATTCTGCCACGAACGAATGTCAGCATTATGACCAGTGATCTGTGTATTGAGAGACGTGATCTGTGTATTGATACCAGCGATCTCGTTCAGACGAGTCTCGATGTTTTCCATCTGTCTTTCGATCTCAACCATGGCAGTTTCAATCTCACTTGTCTTATTCGTGCGATTACTAATCCATTCTTCTTTGAAATCATGGTCGATACCTTGACGACATGTCGGGCAGTTATCGTGATCGTGAAAGAACGAGATCTCTTTCTTAAACTTACGAATCTTGGTCTCGAGATCGGTCTCCATCTGACGTAGCTTCAGCTTACGCTTCGATACCTTGTCATGATCCTCGATCTGTGCACTCAGAGATAAGATGTTATCAGACACAACTTGAATAGCAGTTTCAGTTTCTGATACACGATCTTCGAGTTCATCGATCATGCCTTGCTTAGCTTTGATCAGCTCGTCATTGTTGGTACGAAGAGATACGATGTGCTTCTCTGCCAGCTCGATCTTGTTTTCGATCAAGTTAATCTTATGATCAGACTCGTGAAGTTCATTCCGATTCTCAATGATCTTTTCTTTGAGTAGCGTATTCATCGTACTAAAGATTTGTATGTCCAGAAGATCTTCGATGACTTCTCTTCGCCCATGAGCTGGGAGCTGCATAAAGGGCAAATAGTTTGCAGAGCCTAATACTACGATCTGGCTGAAGGATTTGAAACTTAATTTCAATAATTGCTTCTCAAAGTAATCTTGATAATCTTTATTGGAGCTATTTTGATTTAATAGTACACCATTTTGATATATCTCGAAGAGGTTAGGTCGCATACCTCTTTTTACAAGAAAGGCGTTTTTTCCTATCAGGAACTCACATTCAACTAAAAGGTTCTTATTTGTCATCGAATTGACAAGCTGTGGCTTATTGATATTACGGAAAGCTTTACCATACAAGACATAAGACAGCGCATCCAAGATCGTCGACTTGCCTGCGCCATTTTCACCGAGAATGAGTGTAGATTTGCTGCGATCCAATTGGACTTCAGTCATTTGATTTCCAGTCGACAGAAGATTCTGCCAACGGAGTTTGTTAAAATAAATCATGATTACTCCACACTTAAAGCTTCACCATACAACGTTGTTAAGAAATTGTACAATCTTTTTTTATCCACTGGAGTTTCCCACTGGTCAATCACTTTGGTGAGGATTGTGAGTGTATCTTCCGCTTCATTGACAATGTCACGGTCATCTTCCAATTGAAGATTGAGATTATCTTCGACCACCTGTATGTCAAGAGCACCTGCCTTTTCGAGCTTGTCAATATATGTATCGAACCAGAACGGGTTGTTCTTGTTCTTTACAATTACCTTCACATAGTTACCTTTGACAGTATCGAAATCTAACTCATGAATCGATTCGAAGTTAGGCCACTTGGCATCATCATAAAACCACTTCTGAAACATCGTATAAGGATTCTGTATAAATGTTAGCTCACGAGTGTCTGTGTCAAATATATGAAAGCCCCTTGGATCATCATAGTCAGACCAAGACATTTCATAGGGTGCGCCGAGATAATTGATATTACCACGCGTGGATTTATGATGGAAATGCCCACTACACACGACATCAAACTTATCAAACATGCTAGCGCTAAATCCATGATCATTTACTGCACCCTTATACATCTCGAAGCCAGCGAGTTCGAGATGCCCAAATAAAACCTGCGCAGAAGTGTTATCGATAAACTTCATGCTTTCGTCATAGTTACCAGAACAAATCCAAGGAAGTACGGCAACACTCAAGCCGTCGATATCTACTTCTGTAGGATCTGAGTAATAGTGAATGTCATACGTCGAGTGATCAAACAATTCGCGCATAGAATTCACTTCGTTCGTATTCTTAAACGAAGTATCATGATTACCAATGATAACGTCTAGTCTGATTCCGGAAGTATCACAGTGTTCGACGAATCGCCGTAAATGTCTGGCTGTAACAAAGTTGATATACTTTCGTCGATCAACAATGTCACCCAAATGAAAAATGCGGCTAATACCATTAGCAGAAAGGTACGGAAAGAAATGTTCATAATAAAACCTATTAAAATATTCTGCGAAAGCCGCAGAATCTCCACGAGCACCCCAATGGGTGTCAGTAATTAAAGCAATCTTCATTTAAAAATCTTCTTTTTGTTACTGTGATATTCACGTAATGCTTTATCTGCATAATCACGAATGGCTTCCATTGAGACCATATAGTTATATCGAATATGTTTCGGTGTTCCTTCGTCAAGCATATTTTCTTTGATCTGTTCAATGAGTGTTGGAATATTATCCTTCATCTTCTTCGTCCTCGATAAACTTCTCTACGCCTTTCTTTTCGACAGGCTTTGGTGGTTTCTTTGCTTCAAATTTCTCTACCAATTCACCAAGCTTTTCTGAGACATTGATAAACGCGGCATTAAAATGCGATCGATCTTCAGGCGCCATGTCCACGAGTGTGTTCATGATCATGCTATTCTCAAAAGCTTTGTGCTTGATATATGTGTGCTTCTTTTCTTTTTGAATTCGGCGTAGAAATGCATAGTAAATGATTTGAGTAAAGTATGCGAATGGATTCGAAGATTTGTCTGGATTGAAGTTATGAATGTATGTCAAGCAGTTTTCAATACCATCTCCGACCATCTCTTCACGATACGAATATCCGATAAAGTTAGGTCGAGTTGAGAGGCGTTGCGCAATCATCATGATGCACTTGCCTACGTAATTCGGAATCGCTGGCCTTGGTTCACCATTTTTCTTCGCTTCTTGACAAGAATTCCAGAACTTGACCATCTCGGTATAAAACAACTTATTGTCGATATAGTGGGTAGTCGGTTTCTTTTTAATCATCATTCAACTTTCTCAATTTACTGTACTTTTTCCTACGAGTCTTTGTGTCAGAAAAGATTTCATCTTACGATCCATCTCATCCATACCCTCGAGGGTTTGTTTTAACATGACATCATTATCGCGTTTAGCCGTAAATTCAACGAGTCGGCCATAATATTCTTCGAGTCTATTCGAAGGATTATAGTTATACAATACCACGTTTTTCTTTATATGTACACAGTTATCTTTCGAAAATGCTAACAAATAATCCATACGAATACCAGAACCTTCATCTGAGTCGTCGACAATATCCATCATAAATGGTTGTTCAATTGTATATGTCGCCGATCTATCTGTTTCATTTTTGATTTTACCGATCAGGACTTCGCCGTTAATCAGATGTAATACTTTTATCATAATTAAACCTTTACGTTATAGATTTCGTAGTCAAACTGCTCAGCATCATAGATCTTTGTTCTTTCAATAAAATGCTTGAGCGTAAAGTTTTGATGGGATTTGTAAGAGAGATCATCGACGATATCATATAAGATGGCGCCGTGTTCTTGTTTCTCTTCATGCAATCGAAGCATACGACCGATGGACTGTAGAACTTTAATCTTCGACTTCGATGGAGAAGCGGCGATCATATGATGTAGTCGATTGATACTCACGCCTGTCGATGTCGTTCCGAGCGAGGCGAGGAGGATGGCGTTTTCTTCTTCTTCGAGAGCCTTTCGTATAGACTCTCGCATATCACCACTAACAGAACCATCGATGTAAAAAACATTATGATTAGTACTTCTTGTGATGAGATCATAGAGTGTTTTACCATGATCGACAATTCGAAAGAAAACAAGCTTATTACCTTTTAAAGAGAGTCCGAGGTTGCGAATGAACTTATTCCGAGCTTCACTACCAACGAGGAAATCGATTTCTTCTTGGTATGTTTTTCCTTTGAGCTCTTTGCTTGTCTGTTCATCATACTTAAGGACAATACACTTGATCTTGAGTTTAGATACGTATCCTTGATCCATGAGCTCTTTTGTGGTAACTGCTTTGTACTTTGGACCGAAGAGACCTTCGATTGTTGTCTCATTAAGAGGTGTACCATCGAGCGTGCCGGTAGTACCAAAACGATACTTACAATCAGTAAGACTGCTAAGAATTTGTATAAGCGAAGTCGCTTTTGCTCCATGTGCTTCATCTCCGAATACGACTCCAAACTGTTGATACCAAGGTTTTGGCATCTTATTCTTACCATTATTGAGTGACTGCCACGTTGTAATAACAAGTTCGGCTTCAATATCATTCGCCTTACTCAAACCTTGAGTCGACATATGAATATCACCTGTATATCCATACTCTCGAAAGTCACTCTCCATCTGATTTACCAGCCCAATCGTAGGAACGATAATCAAACCTTTGTGTTTCTGATACCATCTCATCAGAATGTAGATCATCAATGATTTACCAGAAGAAGTTGGCGATACTAATGTTCTTCGATTCGATCGAATACACTTTAAGATTGAATCAAACTGATAGTCTCGAATTGCATACTTTTCAGGAATTCTAAGAGTATCTATGAATTCTCTCAACTCATGCTCAGATACACCATCATAGTACATCTCTTCATCAAACGAGAATGTATAGTTTCGAGCATCACAAAACTTTTTAATATGCCTTGCCAATCCGGCGTATACATATCCAGTTAGATTGTTAACGAGACGAATCTTTCCATCCCACATTCTGGCTCGATACTTTGGATGGAACTTATAGTTCTCAGCATAGAACGTAAACGCATCTGCCAGTTCCATAATAGTCGATGGCTCTGCCTCCACTTTGACGTGGACATTATTAATAAATTTAAGGTGCACTGAACTCATTAAATACCTACTTTAAAACGCTCCCACTCGATAGCGGCCTTAATATTAAAACCACGAGCAGTGAGAGACTTGATGATGGATTCAAGGAGATCGATCTTCTCGTGCTGAATGCCGATTTTCAGTGATAGATTCACCATATCCTTGTCTGCTTCGATATAGTTATTCACTTCAGATTTCAGTATTTTTCCTTGCGGTGGCAAGCGCCAACCTTTCTCATGAGACTCTTCTGTCGGTCCGAGAGTGTAAAACTCCAGCTTCTCGAGCTTCAGTTGCTTCAGTTCGACTTCTTGCTTACGAAGCAACAGCCGCTCATGCGTAAAGATCTTGAAATACTTGTGATGGAGCTTTGGAATGTTGAGCGCCTCGTCGCCGAGCTCAGAGCGATTAATCTGGGAATCCTTTTCCCATTCTGCATAAATGTCATCAATTTTCATAACTAAATCCTATAAAACTTCGATATCATACCTTAGATATTTAAACTCTACACTGCATTCTATATAATTGACACTAGTATCTGTAGTATTAAACTCAATATCTCCTATGCTAATCGGAAATGCATCATAAAAAGTTATCATAATATTCGAGTTCATGCTACTATTCATAATCTGCAGATTGAGATCCGAATATAAAGTAGCTGCACCGCCGACCTGAGAATTTTGCAAAGCTTTATAACCGTCAAAACTGGTAGGAGAAGCGAGTGCTACCATCCAGTTATAGATCTCGAGATAATCTGTCATATCTTCATTCACTCGGAACGTCAGATCGAGTGGGCTATAAGTTAGTTTGCCTGTGACTGGAATCGGAACGAATGGAGTTGGGCTCTCTCCGTTACTCATCTGTACTCCAGGAAAACGAACGTTCTGTACATTGTAACTAATCGCCGGTGCTCGCGCTAAGGTAAACTTATAGCCTAAAGGTGACAGAAAGTTTTTGTTTATATTGTTTACGGCAGTCATATCTTTCCTTCGGCTGTAATACCCATTATACACACTATTTATATATTGTACATGCCAAAAAAGAGGAGGACCTTTCGATCCCCCTCCTTAGTTTTAGTGGTTGGTTTTATACCAACTCTTATACTTACATCAAGTTGTTAACAAGAACGCGACGATAGTACTTGTTCGAATCCTGCTCAAGAACAGCTGTTGCAGAAGCAGCAGTTGTACCCTTCGCGAATGGATTCGGTGCCATGCCGTAGCGTGTCTTGAAGCCAATCTTCGGCTGGAACGAACCTGGATCAACCGCACGAACCATCTGAAGTGGAACGTATGGGCAATAGAAGAGGCCAGCGTCGAATGGATTCGAACCCTTATAGCCTACGACCAAGAAGTTTGTACCAGCATATGGATCAATATAGACCTTAATGCGACCATTGATAACACCAGCAAATGTGTTGCCTGTATCGTCGATATTCAACGAAGAGGTATTCATCGCAGGAGCGTAATCAAGAACGCCTGCCATCTGAAGTGCCGAAGCAACGTCCGAAGAGCAGATGATTACGTTACCTTTACCGCGACGTGTTTGCTTCGCGATCTGGTTGCATTCACGTTCGATCTGGAACAGAAGGCCTTTGAACTTTTCAACTGACCAACGACCGTTTGAATCGGTGTCGAGATCGAAGATACCAGCAGTTGTGGTACCATCGGTTGCACCTTTTTCAGCAGTGATGATGATAGAGCGAACAACTTCACGGTTGATTTCTGCAAGGATTTCGCCCGAAAGAATGTTCGAAAGTTCTGATTCTGCGTCAAGACCATGAATCGCTTTCAGATCTTGTGCGAGTTCAAGCGTGTATTCAGCCTTCAGAGCACGTGTCTTTGCAGATACAGTCACCTTCTCGATCGAGAAGCCCATTTCCGGGAAGATGTATGTGCTGTTCGCGCCGAGCAATTCAGCCGAACCAACGAGAAGACCCATTGTGTAGTTGTAGAACGAGTTGCCAGCGTTGTTTGACGAATCAGGTGATGTACCAACAGTGTTAGCACCAACAGTAGTTGCTGTAGCAGCACCGGTGTTAGCAGCTGTCAAACCAGCGCCGAGACGCGAAGCGTGACCTGTGTTTGCTTCGTTGTAGAATGCTTCTGCCGTGTTCGCATCTGTCGAGTTAGCATACTGCGAACGCATTGCGAAGATAAGGCCGGTTGGACCGTTCATTGGCTGAACGCCGCAAACGTCATAAGCAATCAGATTTGGCATCGAACGACGTACGAGTGAAATCAATACTGGATCGAAGTTTGCAACAGCGCCGCTGCCTGCAGAGTTGATGTGACCATCGCCTTCACCAAGCATTTGCTGTCCACCACCAGCTTCGCGAAGCGCGCG